AATGATCCTCCAATCCTTCTACTGGTTTAATCTCCCAATCCTTACCATAGTATTTCTCTAGCATATTAAGGTGAGGAGCACGAGCAATCTGCTCTTCTGTCGGTGGATTAGACTTAGGTGGTTCCTTTGGAAACAACTCTAGTTGTATACCATGTGCTTCCCAAAACCATTCTTCTGGATCCTCTCCTTTTATGTGAGAGAATCCATAAAAAGAACCATCATCTCTTTGATAGAGCATGTGATGGTCATGTGGATTAAGTAACCACATCTGTGTTATCTTATCGGTAATTTTATAACCGATCTCTTCCTTACTTAAACGATGCATTTACTCCCATTACTTTAGCGTTAGGATTTCTAGCAAGTGCGACCTGTCTTGCTTCTTCGTAGTTACGTGCCTGTACAGTCTCAGTAAAGACGGTTCCTGCTACGTAAAGTTTTACATCACACTTCATAGTTTGTAAGGACTAATTCCTTCCTCGTTGCTTGATCTATATTATAGCATCCTACGGACCTCATGGTGTAAGTATGTGCAAATTCTCCAACTGTCCACTCCTTGAAACGATTCTTAACAAGTTGACTTGAATTATAAGATATTAACATCTTAGAAGTATACTCATCACAATCTTTTGCAAACTTATCATGATCAAATTTCTTATGCATACCACCCTTCTTACCATATAGATTATCTTTAATATCATATGGTGGATCTAGATATGTAAATACATTCTTCTCATCTGATAACATTCTTTCATAAGAAAGATTTGTTATTGTCCACCCTTCAATAAGCTCTGAGTATTCCACGAGTCTTTCAATTCCACTGAAGGAAAAGTTGCTCTCGGATGCTTGTTTTGAGAATGACGAAGACTCAGTGAGGCCAGAGAAACTACACTTATTGACAATATAGAAAGCCACAGCACGATTAAAATTTGAGAGATTTTGGTCATTTACATCCTCCTTAGATTGATTGAATAATTTTTTTGCAGTTTCAGGATCAGGATGGTGGTTCTTTTTAGACCACAAAGCATCCTGAAGATCCTGTCCGTTATGTTGTAGTTCGCACCAGAAATTATACAGAGGTTCGTATAGGTCATTGACCCAGATCTCTATATTAGGATATCGTTTTGTAATTTCTAGTGAGACAGACCCACCACCCAAGAATGGTTCTCTAAACTCTCTTACCTGGGAAAGGTCTGGGAGGTACTGGAGAAGTTTTACTACTGCTCTGCTCTTCCCTCCTGGATATCTTAGTGGTGTCTTCAGTGATTTTAGTGTCTTTGGCATAATAAGGATTTGGTCTCTTTAACTCAGTCATGGGAAACTCCACTTTGCTATATTAATTTAGCATACTTTATCTAAATTCGCAACTCATCATAATCTCTGTGAGACATGCAAGCATGTTAATTTCTTGGTCAGGTACAATGGTAATATCCCTCATGTACTTTGCCATGATAAGGACTGCTTCTGGTATAGAAGATGGTTTTAATACACCATACAAACTGTCATAAATCTTACGCATCACACTACTAGGATCATTGTCCATGTGCTGTACTACCCAAGACTTAACTGTAGTAAACTCCTTCTTTGCTAGTGCCGAAAGAAGACTATCAAGATTAACATCAGCAACATCCACGAGGATAGCACTGTCAATGGATCCATTAGCAGAATACCGTTGACACTCATTAATAAGCCTACGCCAATCAGGATAATACCTCTTAATAAGTTTCGCCAGAACCTTGTCTTCAAATTTAACATTCTCAGTTTTCAGTATACCTCTAAGTCTTTCAAAGAACTGACCTTGTAATGCTACACTCTGCCCATTCTTTACACGAAAATCAACAACTGTACACCTAGAATGTAATGGTTCAATAATCTTGTTGATAAAATTACAAGTAAATATAAACCTACAATTACTATGGAACTCCTCCACAGCACTTCTGAGCGAGAGTTGAACATCGTTGGTTGTGTTATCTGCCTCATCTATTATAACGACCTTGTGGGACGCTCCAGAGGTCAATGA